CTGTCTCTGGATATTCAGTTAATGGTGTATGAGGATCAATCTCCATAAGTTGTGACAGTCCTCTGTTTGCTAGTATATCAACTTTAAGATGTTCTAAGTCTTCTACTTCATGTTTGTCTAATAGTATTTGGTTGTCTTGTGATATTAATGATTTTGGTAATTGCCTTGTAAACATAACTACGCCTCCACAGTGTTTTGATATTGCTCTTTTCTTACCCATCAGCTTACGTTCAATACGCTTTGCTTCTTTTGGATCTACACCTACGTTTTCGTAAGTGAAGTTGCGTGGAAGATTACCTGTGGCACCGAGTCGCTTTGCCGCTTCTCGTCTTGCCGACTTTTCTTTATAGGTTACGTAGTTGCTCAACCGAGCAGTCTTACCTGGCCATTTCTTGAATATCCTTTCCATGACTTCCGTCTGTCGATGATGTTCAAAGTCTATGTCAACATCTGGCAGGTCGTCCCTTAAAGGGTTCATGAACCGTGCCACAGGTATGTTCCACTTTATTGGGTCTACATCTGTAATCCCCAACAAGTAGCATACAAGACTGCTTCCTGCAGAACCTCTAGTCATATGAGTAAGGTCTGTAGTTAAGTCAATGATGTCACAAATTTGTAGGAAGTAATCAGTGAATCGCTGGTTTATGATGAGCTCAAATTCTTCTGCCAGTCGATTGTGATAGTTGTCTCCGGAAGGAATAGGCCTTTTAAATCTGTCTAATAGCCTTTGTATATTTTCTAAATCTGTTGCCATAATAGCCTCTTACTTTCTTGTATGCCTAACGCACTACATTGTGCAAGAGTATTTAGCTCTGTAATTTACTCGTCACCTAAATTGTTGAGGAATTGTTTTAGTTTTGTAGAGTCTACTTCTGCTTTGATTTTGCCAACAGTATCTCCTTCAGTAGGATCTTGATGTTCATTGCCTGGCTCTATAGGTTGACTGTTGCCACGTTTAATTTGATCAAACACTGTACTACTACGCTTCTGAAACTCTTGATATTCTTCATCTTCACCTAAGTCACGTATACGTAAACTATCTACATCAAACTCTAAATCAATCTTTTGTCCTACACCACTACTACTTCTAGTTTTCATAAGTTGTATTTGATATCTGCCACGCTCACGCATAGCTCTACTTGTAAAGATACCAATCAAGTTGTCTGCTGTATTGATCTTAGATATACCACCACTGATGTGCGAATGATCAAACTCAATCTCTTCAACACTGCTTCTATTCAACTGCGATGCTGTAACAAACAACGTGTTAAGTTCCATAGCCAAGTTACGTAGTTCTTCTGATACATACTTGTCTTTTACAAACAAGTTCTCTGCACTAATACGTGCCGCAATCGGACTCATTAAATCTAAGTAGTCTACAAGTAATACATCTACTTTCTTGCCTGTTTTAATTTCATATTCTTTTAAGAATGCTCTAATGTCATTTGCGTTTTTACCTGTAGGCATATACTTAACTTGGAAAGCACCAGACTTTTTACCAATCATCTTTACTTTCATTTCAACATCATCAATGCTCTTGAAAATATCTCTGCTTGGAATATCTGTAGTCATACTATCTACACGCATACTAACCAAGTTCTCAGAAAGTTCAAATGTCAAATAAATTACATTCAAGCCTGCTAGTGCCCAGTTCACACCTAAGTTTGCTAAGAACAAACTCTTACCACTACCACTACCGCCTGCAAATATATTCAGTTCGCCTCTGTTGAATCCACCAAATAGTTTCTTATCTAGTGCAGGCCAACCTGTACTTACTTGTCCATTCTTATCTTTAATTGCTTCTAGTCTTGCTCTGGGATCTTGCCAATAGTCTGTACCTAAGTCTTTTTGCAATCCAATTTGCACTGCTTTCTTAACTAAATCTTCTACAGGACCATACTCACCTTTTTCAAGTAAGTCTGCACTTTTTAGTATTGCACCTTCTAATGCTTTGTGTCTACTAAATGTTTCAAAGTCTTGCAATAGCCAATCATAGTGTTCTTCTTTTAATGTTTCTGCAGGCTGTTCAAGATCACTTTTGGCACTTGCATTAACCATATCAAATGTAGGCAATGCATTATGTTCAGTTACATAATCAAATATAAATTGTGCAGGATCTTGTAATCTTCTATCAAATGCTTTTGGATTGAATACATTCTGACAACGCACAAAACTTTCTGCATCAGTCAAGAACATTTCTAAATATACCTTCTGTATATCATATCCATAATCTGCATTTTGTCTTACAGCCATTATTGCATTCTTCCTTGTATCATATCATATTTTAATTCTGTCAAATCACCTGCTGACCCAAAGCCTTCTATGGGTACACTATTCAAGCTCATACTATATCTTTTCACATTAGTATTTACAGTTACTTCATGTTCTAACCAACTAGGAAAGAGTATAAGTCCATACTTCATAGGTTGAACATGATACTGGTTGTATGGCGCCATTTCTACATTACGTTTTACCATCAAGAAGTCGTCATCTTCTTTTGTGAACGTAATGGCAGTATCGTGATCATCAAAATAAAACACACCACTAATCAAACTGTTTGGGTGTTTGTGTGCAATGTGCTTTTGTGAATTATCTTTAATACTTACCCAACTCTGTGTTAACGCCATACCTGCAATATCATAACCTAAAACTCTTATTGCATATTCATCTAAGCAATCTATAATCCAATTGCGTAGTGTTGATACTTCAGGATTGTTTAGTACATAACTGCTTGCACTTCTAAATCCATAATTGTTTGTAACTTCATCTGTTGTTTTAGCCAACGGCAATTTTTGTAAAAATGTAACATCACTTTCGATATCTAAATTACAGATATCCATAAAAATATTTGTTGGAAATAATTGTTCTACTCGTCCCATATTACTATTATACAGCCTTATACCATTGTTTGTCAAGTGTTATTTTGTTCCTAGCCTTAGCCAAAACTGCTCCTATACAACTACCTGGATCACCTGGATTAGGTGGTACATATACACTTTCCCATTGATTACGTATTTTGTCAACTGCATCTTTGTTAAGAGCTCCACCTCCTGCTAGTGCTACATGTCTTGCACCAGTTACTACCTTTGCATAGATGCTTAATATATTAACTGCATATTCAAAAATAGTTTGTGTAGCCGCGGCTAAATCATATAGCTCTTGTGTGTCTTTTATTTCTGGTCTCCACCACATACAGCCTCTGTGTAAATTTTCACGCATTTTAATTTCTTGTGGATTGCGTTTTGTATGATCTACATTTATAATTTCATTACGCAAAAGTCCTGCATATCTTTTTGCATCGCCCTTCTTAGCCCATTGTGCTACTAGGTATTCGTCACGTTGTGGAACTAATCCTAAACGCTGTGTCATTGCACTATAAAACAATCCTAAACTATGGGGATAGCTCTGACTGTGTATGTTATGTAATTTATTGTTCTTTCCGTGCCACATAGTCAATGTTTCAAATTCGCCAATACTGTCTAAACATATTACTGCACAGTCGTCATGTGGTTGTGTATAATATGCGTATGCCGCATGTGACTCATGATGTTGTGTATATTCAATAGGATGATTGATATCCCAACGTGCAAGATATTCTTTAATATTATTTTCTTTGTATAGCCAACCTTGTCCTGCTCTCCACTGACGTAGTGTTTTTAAGAAAGGACGTTCATACCAAACAATTTTATCTGGTGGTCCAAAGCTCTGACGTGCAACTTCTAATTGTGTCCAATTAGGATTAGGATCATTAGGTACCTTGCTAAAGTCTTTTGCTAAACTTGCCCATAATAGATCTGTGCGTCTGTGATCTGTTAGTCCTGCAATATGTGTATCAAAGACGGCTAAACTAGCGTCATGGCTATTGCCAACCATTCCCCATATAATCATATGATTCCTCACTTGTATATAAACGGATCTTGCTTCTTCAACTCTTCAATTCTTTTCTTGATTAGTTGTTTACGTTTGTATTCAGAAATAGGCCAAGTTACCCATTCCCATATCTTTTTTATGTAAACCATTTTTTCTGCCTTAATTTAATTTTTAGTGAAGATTCCTCTGCACCAGTTACAATACTATAAAGTGTATATAGACGTCCGTACTTATTCACTGCGTCACCTATATCACTTATATCTTGGCTCCATTCAGGCATACTAACACTCCAGCCTAGCTCAATTGCTTGGCTAATTAGTTTGCTCCCAGCCTTGTCTCTATCAGGTACAACTATGATCTGCTTTTGTAGTTTATTCAAAAGCATGACTTGTTGCTCTGATATTTCACTTCCTCCTAATGCACATCCTTCAACATGTATAGCATCTATTTGTCCTTCACACACAATAGTAAACACTTTGTTGTGTCGTTGCTCATCTAGTCCATATACAAATCCAGGCTGTACTTCAGTTAGATACTTAGGCTTCTTATCTTTTTGTATAGTACGTGCAGTCCAACCTACTACACGCCCTTCGTAATAGAAAGGTATAATAAGTCTATCTCTATATGCAAGTTCTGGTGTCCAATAGTAATCTGTATCATCTATATACAAATTACGATCCTTCATATATTCAAATATTTTAATTAAGTTTTTATCAACACCTGTTGGCTCTAAAGCACAATAGTCTGCCCAGTCTTGTAATTTACGTGCAGTCTCTGGAAGTGGAACAGTAGAGAAACTAGGCAATAGTGCTTTGTGCTTTTGTATTTCTACACCTTCATTTTCACGCATAACATCTAGTGCTACCTTATTGATTATATCGTCAGGCGTACTCATCCATTGTAGTAACTTACGCATCTTGTGTGAAAATGGTCTACCAGGCTTCCAACTTGCTTTGAATCCGCAATTGAAACAATGATAACTTATACCATCATCATTTTGAATTACGCCGCCGCGTTGTCTCTTGTCTGCTGTGTGGCCGTTATGATGACAACACGGAGCGTTGAATGAAGTCCACCCACTAGGAGTTGTTTTCCTTTTAGCAGGCAAATAAGTCAGAACTGTTTCTACGACTACACTCATACTATGTATTATAGTGTCTGCGTAGCCAGTTGTCAACCTTTATTGGTTATAATAGCCTTGTTTTTGTAAATCTTTTTTTGCTTTTTGCATTTGCTCAAAGTCATGCATGAGTATGAAGTTGTATGTCGTATCATTAAACGTTTGTGTTTCATCTACAAACATATATTTGTCCTGATTATATAGCTCAGATATTTCGTTATGCATTGTAGTATATTCATCTCTAGTTACTGGAAAGTCTAGTAAAAATATTGCAACATCAATATTCCAATTACTTGCAGTATAATCTATTGCACCTAGTAGCCTATCATAAGCATTACAGGTATTGAAACTTATTTTATTTTGTTGAAGTGCAGGACCTGCAAAAGGACATCTTGCTATGTTATTATGCTCAGGTAACTTTTCACTGAGATAATTGTTGATCCATTCTTTAATATCTTGTTCAAACACAAGGTATTTAATTGCGTACTAATACTTTATCTATAGTTCCGGCTACAGGCTCGTGCTTGATACGTATCCAACTAAACACACCATTAAAGTTAATGTATGTTGGTTCTGTAGGATTTGTTAATGTTGCTGTACTAACATCTACCCAATTTGTATTACTGTCTACTAAATTTTCTAGTGTTGCCTGTATTGTAACATCACCTGTATATCCTGTTGTATATATTGCTGTAGTATGCAATGCTTCATTACCATTTAGAGCTGGTTCTGCTTGTACTGACTCGCTTGTATAAACTTCTGAGCTTGTTTCCGTAAATTGACTAATACTATATGATTCTTTAGGACCAGGCAATGTGCCTGTGTCAAGTTCAATTGTTCCTTTTGCACCAAACTGTGCATCTGCATATGTAATTACGTCATTACTGTTACTATCTACAAGGTAAACAAAGTATGTTAGATACTGCCCGTCAAGGTTAAGTGTATCATTATCAGATATAGTTACTGTAAATTGCCCTTTATAATTAGGTGTTGATGTTTCTTTTATAGTACCTGTCTTTTCTAAAACACAAGTATTTGATTCATCAAATGCTTTGAATTTTGCTGTATATGTATTTAAAATACTTACAGGTTTTTGATCCTGATTTTTTATTTCAAAAGTAAGAACATTGTCTATACCTTTAATAATTTTTAGTTGTCTGTTGTACACTTTCCTATACTCCGTTAGAGTCCCTGCCCATTCATCTAAGACTAGGACGGTTTTGTTTGTTGCTAAATACCTTGACGTTAGTTGCATATTATATTTATCGGAAATTTATGTTAAGAAAAGAATTAGAAGACAATTATCCTTTTTTAAGTGTGGTGACTTATGGCGGTGTGGAATATATTGGCATAATAAACAACCAAGACAGTAGTATCACAAGCATGTATGTATATACAGATATACGTGATGACTCTCAAAAGAAACACTTTATAAAATGTGGTGAAGACTGGTGGTGGGAATCTAATAGGATGATTCCTATTAGTATATTTTTGAAAAAGGATATGGATCCGTTTAAGTATGTGTTACAAACTATGAACACAAAAGATGTTAAAGTGACACACGGTCCAACTGTTGATTTAAGTAATCTTGCAATTAAAAGAGTAAAACGTAAAAGTATTCAACTAATGCGTAAGCCTAAGTAGACTGTAAAGTTTCACATAATAGATTCATGTGTACGACACATGCCATAGCATAACTTACAGCATGTGCCTTCTTAAAATAATATTCACCGTTTGTTGGTTTTATCCAAACTTCTTTCATTATCGTTTGCCAATCTTTGTCCGCTAGATGTCTTTTGGCTGGACGAATTATTGCTAGGGCCGCCGCCAATTGTTCTACCGAGGTAGGCTTCAATTGTTTCAATAGATCGCTGTGACCGCTTACGTGAAAGACTTGATCGACGAAGTCCTGATGCTCCAATAGTTCCCATAGTGGCTCCTTTCTCATTAGGCTGATTAAATGTGTCTCGTCTTTTACTTCTTTGTAAATAGACACATTTAAAAAATCTAATTTAAAGTATCCTCGTTCTTCTGCTGTCTTATAGTCGATTGTAGACAAGTTGTCTACAGGGTTGTGTGGACACTCAGTTACGTAAACGCCAGTGTTGTGTTTTTTATCAGTATCTAACTTTGCCACACGGTGTTGTATCTTATTTAAGATATGTTCTCTGTCTGCAAAATCAATATCAATATCAGGCATTTATATTGTCCAACTCTTTAGTTGTTGTTTAGTAGGCTCCATAGGTTTAAGTTTTTCTACTTTACCACCCTTTGCTAAAAACTTCGCCATGCGTTCGTCAAGTTGTCTTTGTAACTCTGCTGGTGACGGAGTTGTGTAGTCTTTATCTTTGTTTTTATCGTTAGGCATACTTTGCTATCTTTATCGCTTTCTTTTTGGCCATGTCCCATTTTAGTTTGCTTACTCTATCTTTAAAAGTAACACCCTGTAAATGATCCCATTCATGCAAGAAACATTTTGCACTATAGCCATCTATTTTTACTTGTTGTTTTTTCAATTCATGATCGAAAAATTCTACTAGTATCTCTTTTGGACGAGATACTTTAACATACATATTAGGAAAACTTAAACAACCTTCTACGTCAACTGCTGTGTCTTGAGTATGTTGTAGTATTTGCGGATTAATACAAATAATAGTATTTTCTTCTTTATCGCCCATAACAAATAATTGTGCATCTAGTCCAACTTGGTTAGCACTTAGTCCAATGCCGTTGTTGTCTAGCATAATTTTAGTCATCTCTTCTTTTACTTTTACAGGATCAAAACCTGGATCATCTAAGTTTACGTCTTTGACTTTTTTATCTAAAAATTCATTTGGGTAATATAATAGTTTCATAGTTTACTTTCTTGTGCTACATCTCTAACAAGTTCAACATCTTTTGGATTACGTTTAAAACGCATAGCCCAATGTTCTGGATCCATAACGTGATAAATCATACCCAACTGTTCGTCATTAAATTTACTTAGCATCTCTTTTCCGCTTTTACAATTTAATATGAGCCATGGACTTATTTTACCGTCTTTAATATGCCACACTGCTCTGTTTAGGCTTATATGTGCAAAGTAATGATTCCATGGCGCAGGTTCATTCTCTTCTGCCCATTCCATCATAGTCATTACACTTCTTTCTAGTGCAGTTTCTACACCTTCTTTACGTATAAGATCAACTGCATACTTCTCATACATTTCTTCTTTACACCAATGATCAAGTTTAACTCTACTTGTTACGACATGATCAATATAACGCTCAGGATATAAAGGACGCACATTATTGATAAACGACCCAAACTTGACGAACGCATTGTAGTAAGGTGACTTACAAAATTCTTCATATGTTTTTTCTTTCTTAGCACCTGCACTTAATTTATAAAAGCGTTGAAAAGCATAGTGTCCAAAACGTACACGCTTCTCATCTCTTTGTAAGTGTCTACGTTTCTGTTCGCACATATGCACTGCAAGAGTCTTTTCTCTTGTATAGCCAGTGCCGCAGTATTCACATACATAGGGCTTAGAGTTTGATGTCGACACCATGTCCTTCAGCCAATTCTTTGAGTTCTTTTTTTGTAGATGTTCCAGCAAGTAGTTCTACCTCGTCCTCTTTCATATTAGGATAAATTTGTTTGATAAGTTTTATGCCTGCGGCAATGTTCTTACCTTCTTTCTTCTTTACACCTATCCAAGGATGATATTCTATCTTTCCTGTGTTACCGGATAAGCATAGTAGTTGCCATTGTAGTTTAGGATGTTTACTCACAACCATATAATTTTTATTGTAATATTCGTTTGTTTTAAATAGTGCAAGCTCTTGTTTTTCTCTGTTGCCTGCTACAGAACTTACATATCTATTCAGCAACCAAAAACTTACTTGCTTACGCTCGTCATCTGTTATTTCGTCCCACACGTTCTTTGCACCCATATCAATGGCCGCTAGTATATCTTTTATTGGGAGTTTTGTTTGTGCCACTTGTCTAAATCCTCTGGTGTGTTAATTTCTGTGCCGTTAAAGTCAACTTCAACACAGCCTATTTCTACATGGTTTTGTATCCAACGTAATTGTTCCAATTGTTCTGCCTCTTCTTCTGCACTAGGTTTTGATTCTTTTAGTATTTGTGCAAGTCCAGACCTGTATCCATATATGCCAAGATGCCAATCACCATATGCAAGTTTAGCTCTGCAAAACCAATGTGCGTAATCTCCAGTACGTATTAGTTTAACAGTATTTGGATCTTTTTGCAACTCTTTTGGCATAGTAGTATATGCAGTTGCTACATCATATAAATCTAATTTGTCTCTTACAGACTTAACAATCTTACGTGTAATATCAGGCATGTCGCCTTGTACATTTATTACTTTATCATACTCTGTAGGTAATCGTGAAAGAGCTCCAAAGCATCTTTCAGTGCCGTTTTGATAATCTCTATTATCTATAATCGTTTGTCCTTCAGGTATAACTTCTGCAACACGTTCATCATCTGTAAGTACAAAGGTATCAATTTCGGCAGGGCAGTTATCATATACACGTCTAACCATAGGCACACCATTTAATTTGGCAAGAGGTTTATCAGGAAACCTAGTACTTGCTACTCTAGCCGGTATAAGAATAACGCACGATTTCATCGACGACCCTTTCAAAGTTATCTAGTAAAAGCATATTTGGCCCGTCACTTGGCGAGTCATCAGGCATAGGGTGGACTTCGAGGAAGAAGGAAGTGATGCCAAGAGCAGACCCGCTACGAGCCAGCCCAGGCACGAAAGCACGATTGCCGCCCGAACTAGTCCCAAGTCCCCCGGGTTTTTGGACAGAGTGGGTAACATCAAACACGATATCAGCGTTAATATTGTCGAGCATATACATAAGACCAGTATAGTCAACAACAAGGCTGTTGTAGCCAAAACTTGTTCCCCTTTCTGTTATCCAAACTTCTTTTGCTCCGTCAGTCTTACTTATTATTCCTTCTACGTCCCAAGGTGCTAAGAATTGTCCCTTTTTAATATTTACTATTTTGTTTGTCTTGCATGCCGCTTGTATGAGATCTGTTTGTCTACATAAGAATGCAGGTATTTGTATTACATCAACTGCATCATCATAGTATGCGGCTATCTTTAAAATTTCATTTTGGTTGTGTACATCTGTTATAGTTTTACAGCCTACTTCTTTTTTAATTGCACGAAAGTCTTCCATTGTAGTTTTTAAACCTACGCCACGTACACCATTTACATTTGTTCTATTTGCTTTATCAAAACTTGCTTTGAACACATATTCTATATCATGCTTATCACATACACGTTTACATTCTTTTGCAATCATTAGACTATCAGTTAGTGTTTCGTGTTGGCAAGGTCCTGCTATAATTCTCAATGTGATCTCCTTCCGTCAAATACACATACAAAATATAATTCTTCGTTCATGCCGGCGTGTACTCTATGGAATACTCCATCTTCAATTAGTACAACATCTCCGGGCTGAACTTTGATAGTATCTTCATCTAGTTCCATCTTACCAGTACCTTCAATAAAGTAATATACTTCTTCTTGGCCTTCATGCTTGTGTCCTGATGTTGATTTACGTGGTTGTAGTCTAGTGCTACTTACTACTAAATTCTTTAGTGTTGTATTATCTTTTACAACATATCTTTCATCTTGTTTGGCAACTTCTCCACCTATATTATTAATGTTTAATTTCATTTTTTTATTTCCTGTGTTTTAATAATATAGTATGTATTCACTAATTTGTCAAGTTGTTTTTTTAGAGTTATGTTATTTTCTGCTAGTTCGCACAAGGTTTGCCATTCTGTATAATCAAAAAAGTTACCTTGTGCTTTAGCAACAGCACCCGGATCACCGCCTACAATCCAACGGTCGATCTCGGGTCTGTTCTGATAACGAGCATAGGTAACTCCGTTAGCTCGCTCGTATATCAAAGGTTCATTTGGGAGTAAACTCCCCAACTTACTTAGAAGCCTTAGGCTTACGTCCACGTTTTGGCTTTACTTCATCTTTTAAAACTAATGGATCTACACCCATTTTGTTTCTCAAGTATTTTAGTAATAGTCCATACGCTGGTAGGAACACAATTAAACCTACAACAATTTTTGTTAGTGTATTGTTGAATGCTACTGGTCCAACCCACGGTGCTGGATAAAACGCTGTGTAAAAGAAAGTGTATGTATCAATGATGTTGGCCGCAATAGTTGAAATTGCTGGTGCCGCCCACCACATATCTGTATACTTCTCTCTAATATGTTGGAACACATATACGTCAAGCATTGTACCTACTGCATATGCAGTACCTGATGCAATACCTACTCTGTATGCATGTTCATCGCCTAGTGCAAGTAATACTAACACTGATGCAATGATAGCAGGAATAATCGCCATCGCTACAACAGCTCTACCTGCCTGCTTACCAACCATACGTACTGTAAGGTCAGTTGCAACGACTACAATTGGAAATGTAAATGCGGCCGCCGCTAATGGAAACTCACCAAACAATGGCAAGTCTGCACCTGGGAACACATTAAATCTAATTGTAACCAAGTAATTACTTACTGCAATTACTAGGGTGTGTAGTATTACAAGATTCCTAATTAGAGTCTTGTCTACACCTTCTAAAAGTTTTCCGAACATAAGTTCTCCTTCTATTTTTTCTTTACTGTAGTGCCTACTGTTCGACGAACGATATCGTCATGATTAAATTCAGCCCAGTAAAGTTCAAAAGCGACACCGTCTTCTAAACCTTCGAACTGGTGAATTTTACCTGGCTTCACTTGTGTGAAGTCGCCTGGACCAAGAATAGTTTCATCAACTAATCCATCCTGATCCCCATCTTGCCAAACTCGAACAACCATCTTGCCCGATTCAACATAGAATCCGTTCCATTTATATTTGTGTTCATGTTCCGAACACTTGTAACCTGCTTTGTATTCAATACGGTGAAACTCTAATACACCGTTAGCATGAATGAGTTCTGTCTGACCCCATATTTTTCCTGCTTTCATTCTTTTTCTCCTATCTGGTATTCAAAGTCACAAACTAAAACTTTTCTATCAAACTGTGTAGGATATGTTCCATGATATACCATACCGTCCATTAGTACCACTGTGCCTGGCACAGGATCCCAAGTTTCCATTTTAGTCTTTTGTCCATCATTAACAATGGCAAACAATGTTCCTGGTTCTAGCATATGATTTCCTGATATGTGTCCTTCTAAAAATAAGACAGTAGTAAACACATTAGGACTTTCATGTCTATGTACACCTACAAAACAATTTTTAAATGCTGGATAATGCACCCACCATGTACGTAATAATTTGATATCTTTCAATGGAAATTGTGTTTGCACAGTTTCTTTTATAAAGTTTGCATACGCACCTTGATCAATATCATGTGGATATTCAAATTCTTTATCACTGTAACTGTCAGCATCTAAACTACCTGTTGGTAATTTGTATTTGTAACTAGGACGCTTTTCAATATCGAACAACTCAAGGAACTGTTCGTAGTCTTGATATTGTGTATCAAAGAACCAATTTTGATGTATTTTATTATATTCTTCTACGTTCATTGATCTAAGTTGTGTTGGCCTAATCTAAAGTTTAGCATATCACCGTTGCCTACTACCCAACCTGTTAATATATATTTTGTATTGCTTAGAGGTGGATTACCTCTATGTAAGTGTGTCCAACCAGCAGGCCAAATAACTACTCTACCTTGTTTAGCATTTACTCTTTTGCCCTGATATAAGAATTCTGTTTCGCCGCCTTCTTTGACATCATTAAGATATATTGTCCATGCTAATACACGTTCAACTGTTGCTTCACCGAATCGTTCAGCATGCCATAAATGATAACCTTCACCTGACTTAGGCTCTGTGCGTTGCATGATACACAAACTACTTATTAAGTCTCTATTCTTTAAGTATGGAAAATCATTTGCATATTCTTCTAAACAAGGACCTAAGCAATTATAGATGTTGTCTACAAAGTCTTTGCGTACTCCGTCAAGTGCAATTTGTGTATCTGAAATAGCACTGCTATTTCTTTGTACCATTCTACCACTAGTGCTAGATGTTTGGAACCAACTTACTAATTCATTAGTAAGCTCTTCAGGTATCCTGTTATCATATATCCTAATAAAATCTTCGTCCATTAAAACAACTTTCCGTAATCAATTAATTCTGTTTGGCGTGTAACATCTCTAATAAAATATGCACACAAAGGATCTTTATCCATTGTAATAGGAACAGTTAATAGTTGTCCATTTTTTACTTTAGGAAAAAACCATTTAACATCATTATAAAAATTAGTTACCTTTATGTCACCAAAGTCAGGCTTAAAGCTGGTAAGAGGATTATATAAAAATGCTTCAAAGCCTCTATCTGCTATACTTGTTAATTGTAAAACTTCTAAATCATTTCCACTTTCGCTACAACCTACTGCCATATGCCAATCAATTGGCATCATTACTTCTTTGCCTGCTATCTCTAAAACAATCGCTGGACTACTAAATGATTCTAAAAATATTAAAGGAACATAAAAGAAATCTGGTTCCTTTGCATCTGAATTATCTAGTATACTGAATCTAATATCTTCTTCTAACTCATCAGGTAATTGTTGTAGATCTAGTGGCTCATTTTCTAATGTTAATATTCTCATTTATTTCCAATCCACTTTTTCTATTGTAAAAGGGTACTCTGCTTCCTTATAAAACTTTTTACGCTGTGTAAGGTGCCGCTTCGCAAACTTACATGTTGATGTAAGATCCCATATTTGCACGAAGTCTTTGTCTTTTGCCTTTCTTACGCCTCTACCTATACTTTGAATTACCCTTACAAAAGACTTGCCAGGCTCAATAAGGACGAGATTAAAAATGCGTGGAATATTAATTCCCACCGCCGCAACTCCATAGGTTGCGATAACCACGTGGTTAGTTCCTTCATTAATTTCATCGTATGCTTCTTTCCTATCTTTTAATTTTACATCGCCCTTTACAAAGGTCGACTCTGGTATAAGTTCAGCAAGCATTTCTCCTGCTGATATTCTATCTACTAGTATTAACGTGTTGCCTGATTGTTTTACATTGTTTAATAATTTGCCTATATATTCTATTCTTTCTTTGTTTGTAACAAGATATTTTAATTCTGATTGATAATCACTATGCGATACTGTGTCCATTAGTTGTACAACATTAACATGGCATTGTGATAGTACACCTTTGTCTTGTAATTCTTTTGCACTTATATTACCAATAACTGGACCTAACGAAGCGTGAATACTTTCAAATTCGAACTTTTCTTTAGGTATAGTGCCTGTAAGTCCCCAACGTATAGGAGCATTACGTAAATTGTGTGTTAGTAGTTTTTTTAAAACTTCTGCTTTTGCTTGGTGTACTTCGTCAATAATAATTGTGCTTACACCTTCTAAAAACTCTGCAAGACTCAATACGGCTGAGCCGTCTTTATGTTTCTTGTCAAGTATGTTTAAACTTTGCCAAGTACAAATTGTGTGAGTCTTGCCTAGCTCTTTTCTGTCGCCAAAATATACACCAACATCAAGTCCACAGTTAATGTAGTCATCTTCGGTTTGTGTTACCAAACTCTTATTAGGGACTACAACAAGACTACGTCCATATGGTTCTGTGATCTTCGATAGTGTGGCTGTGATAATAGTCTTTCCAGCGCCTGTAGCCACTTCTTGCAATGCTTGAGGATTTTGCAAAAAGTTGTTAACAACCTCTACTTGATAATCCCTTAATCGTATCGGTTCGCCTTCGGCAGGATGACCTTTTGGCCAGGTTAAGTTACCCCAGAAATCTTCTTGTATATCTTTAAATTCTAATTGTATAGGATGTCTTCGATCTTCTATATCAACTATTTGTACATTATTTTTTTGTAGTACTTCGCTAATTGTAGCAAGATGATTGACATAGCCTGTACCGCCAATGCCAAAGAAAGCAACTTTGCCATCCCAACGTCCTAATTTATATTGTGGCATATAACGTGCATAAGGAACTTCAAACTTGAGTGCGTTTGCAAGTTTACGTCGAACGTCTACTTCTAGTCCTTCTAGTTTTATGTTTACTTCATCTTCTATTATTAACTTACATGTTGCCATTATACTATCTCAAAATTCCTACTTGCATATCTATCTATCATTCCCATTTCATCGTAATAGTGTAACAACAAATCTAAGTTTTCTACATAAGATTTACTTCTAGCACTAGGACCTAAGTTAGAAAATGTTATACACATTGCAGGCTTGAAGTCACTATTTGCTAAAGGTTTAGGAACTTTATTATCTTTAATATACACTATTTTGGTATTTTTTGCAACCGAATTATTAAGTTTTTTTACTTGGATATATTTGTTAAAGTCTTTGCTTTCTTGATCCATGTTATCTAATCTAAACAATACACTTTGTTCTTCAGCAGGTATTACACCCTTAGTTGCTTCATAAAATTCTTCAAGCATATGCAATGAGTCTTGACTTAATATTACTATTATAGGATAACGTTGTAACTCTACAACTGCATCAACTAAGTTATTTAAGTTATATTTCTTTTGTCCTATAAAAATATTAGGTAATTCTCTTTGTATAATTTTAGTTGTTAATGTTGAATAATTTTTTAAACTTGTTTGTATTTCATGCTCATCAAATATATGTAATCCGTACAAAAATCTTCTATCATAATATAGACTTAAATTTTCTTTTATATCTCCACAATCTTTTTGTAAGTATTCTAATCCTTTAGCAGGAAGATTTTTAACTTGATAATTGTAAACACCTGGTATATAATCTTCTCTATTATCTTGCATTGTTGTTAACATTGCAAATGTATCTAACAAATCTTTTTCTATTTCAAACTTTTCGCCAAATCGTTTAGCAATAGTAACCAATTGAAAGAGATATGTTTCTGTGTATGGAAAAGTATGCACATGGTCTTTGTATCCATGTACCTTATGATCAATTCTTCTAATCTCTTCTATTCTATCTATAATTTTTTTACTAAACGGAAAACGTATTTGTAACGTATCATTAATTTTTCTTAACCAATGACTTCTGTCTATTGTACGTAAAGGCAAACGTAATTCATTAACATAACGTTCTACATCTATGTCCTGCTTTTCAAATTGTGCTTTATATTCTAGCATTTTTGTTTTAACTAGAGCATATTGCCTATCAGTTAGAGCTGTGCCTTTTCTAAGTTGTCTTGCAATGCTTGTAAGTATGGTTACATCTGCTTTATCTATAACAAAAGCAGGTTCGTATACAAGAGTTTCGAGACAACACTCGATGGTTTTTACGTTAAACATATTGCTATTATACTTTAATTTAACTTAGATGTCAAGTGTTTAATAGGTATTCCTTGAGAAATTTCTTCTAGTGTCCATTCAGTATGTGCGTAATCATTAAGCCATTGTTGTCTTTCTGGCATCTTAGGAGTCTCAATATTGTGTAATTCTAATAAATCATTTGCTACAGGATAAGCAAGACTGCTAGGGCCAACAAAACTAGGAACACCGTTGATGACAGAATGAATGCCAGGGTTGCTACTCCAAGAAATAGTAGCATGTATATTGCTAAACCCCATATCAAAATCGTCGTAAGTACCATGAATGTGCTGTGGTTCCTGTCTAATTACATTACGTAATCCACGTTCTATATGTTCTAATCTACAGCGTGGATGTGGTCTAAATATAATTGGTCTGTCTGTATACTCACGTATTTTATCGTAAGTATCCAAAAACCAATTACTCATACGTGGCATGTTTGTCCATTGCAGACTTTTATCATGTTGCCCACATATTAAAATATTTTCACCTTTATTCCAAGGTAATAATTTTAGTCCTAACTGTATGCTACGAGTATCATCGTTGCCACTATCAGTAAAAAAAGCGTCTCGGTTAATCCCATTGAGTCCTACCTTCCATGTTGTTCCTCGGTTAATACCACCAACTTCTAAAACTATTGTGGGCTTGTTTTGTTTTTGATTTCTTTCCCACGTATCTTTGTTTCCACCCATTCTGCCATAAAAAAGTACACTCCAAATGACATCAATCCCATCATCACTATCAGACACAACATCATGACCGAGAGCCAAAGCACCATCACGAAAGGCGTTAAAAACAGGCTTGCTATTAAGGGCACCAAATCTTTCATGTAAGTTAAACTTCATTCCAATATGCTTCTGGTCTATGCTGAACAAGATCTTTTGCTAGGCTTTTTCCAGAATCTTTCCTTCCGCCTTTCATATGATCAAACCATGTACCTAAAACACAATTAATTAACGGATGTCCTCCGCCTCCTGTTTTGGCAGTTCTGTTAACTATGTTTGTAGTATAGTCTAATACATTGTTATCAATATTTCTTAATTGATTGAGTATGTGTCCAAACACATAACTGTCATGCCATTCTTCCAATTCAAATATACCATTATCGGCATCTTCATAAAACCTTTCAAATTCTTTTAAGAACTGT